TTATTTTATTGAAGAAAAAAGTAAAAATAAAATAGCTAAAGAAAAGATGTGGGTAAAGATACTTCAGGGAAATCAGAAAAAAGGTATGGGTGTATTAGTCAACGAACCTGTGCTGGTCAATAATTACAAACGTAGTGATATAGTATATTATGAAACTAACGAAAAAAATTTAACGACAGCACAAGGAGCAAAGTATGCAATATAAATTTAGAAGCAAAAGTAAACACTTTCATAATATAGTAAAAAGAATAGATGATATTTTACACGAAACACATCACTATGACTATGGTGGTCAACCAACAAGTGACCTGGACCTGGAAGAAAAAATGGATGAGTTAAAAAAGATAGAACTTGTTGATCCTTCAAATGGTTTAATAAATCCTCTGTTTGGTATGAATACAGCAAGAGCTTTAGTATTTCAAGAGATAGATGCAAAGATGGAGGTCACAGATGACGAAGGACATATTTAAATTAGAAACACCAGGAGTGATTAACTTTTCTGGAGGGAGAACATCTGGTTATATGTTACGTAAGATATTAGATGCTTATGATAATAAATTGCCAGATGATCTACCTGTAGTGTTTGCGAACACAGGAAAAGAAATGCCTCAGACTTTAGATTTTGTTGAAGAATGTAGCCAGCAATGGTCAGTACCAATCGTGTGGATTGAATATGATAAAGATGCTGAACATAAAATACATATTGTAAACCATAACAGCGCATCACGGAACGGGGAACCTTACGAAAAACTTATTAATGAAAAAAGATTTCTACCGAATCCTGTAACACGATACTGCACTTCGTACTTAAAAATAAAAGCAATGCGTGGTTATTGTATGGGCTACAAAGGTTTTGAACATTGGAACAGTTATGTCGGTTTACGTTACGATGAGTCACACCGAGTAGCTAGAATTCATAATAGAAATAAAAAAGAAAGATGGGATACGAAAGCACCATTGTATGAAGCAAAAAAAAGTGTAAGAGATGTTTTTAAATATTGGACAAACAATAATTTTGATTTACGATTACCAAACATCGGTGGTAAAACACCTCAAGGTAATTGTGATTTATGTTTTTTGAAGGGTAAAAATACTTTACTTAATATTATAAAATCAGATCCTAAATTAGCAGATTGGTGGATAAATATGGAAAGTAAAAAACTTGGTACAGGAAATGATAGAGCTGCATACTTTAGAAAAGATAGACCAAGTTATGAAATTTTGCGTGAAATAACACAACGACAAATGGATTTGTTTGAATATGATCAAGCTGATGATGCTTGTTTTTGTCACGATTAAAGGAGGGTAATATGTGTAGTTTAATGGATGTACGACTTGTAAGTTGTGAAAAAGAACTCAAAAGATGGTACGGAAAACTATCTGATGCAGAGTGGGAGGGTAATGTTGATGACATTATGCCTATTTTAAAACAAATAAAACATTATGAGGATTTAATAAAGAAAGGAGAAATGTATGAGCCAACTTTCTAGCAAAAAAAATATAGCTGTCAACGAAGAAACGCATCAATTGTTGAAAGCTTTATGCACGCAGAATTTTAGAAAACCAGGAGCTTTTGTTGAAAAATTAATAATGGATCATATGAGATTTAGAGCAGAAAAAGAAAATGTGTCGTTTGAAAAATATAAAAATAATTTATTGAAAGGGATATCGTGAAAAAATATATAGTGTGTGAAGTATGTAAAGGGAATGGGTATGTTGTTATAGCTCGTAAGATTATTCAATGTTGCGAGTGTAATTCGTCAGGTCATATTGGAGAAACAAACGTTGGGCAAAGCGTGGAACAAAGGGATGAAAATGTCTCTGGCTACCAAGATCCGTATGCGAAAGATACACAATCGAAAGGTTTTTGTATCTAACTCATCGCACCCTAGACATAGAGTCAAAGAACGTATACTTATGGAAGGGTTGCTCCCTTACGTATGTGCTGTGTGTGGGTTGAAACCATCTTGGCAAAGTAAATCCTTGACTTTAATACTTGATCATATTAATGGTGTAAATAACGACAATAGATTACAGAACTTAAGATTTTTGTGTCCTAACTGTAATTCTCAAACAAATACATTTAGTTTAGGGCACCGAAGAATGAAGAACAAACGAAACACGAAACACGAAGCACGGCCAGGTAGTTTAACAATAAAAATAGGGGTCGTATATGTCAGAACATACAGAAACAGATAAAATATTAAAAATTTTATCAAATAATTTAAACAAAAAAGATTATAAAATCGTAATGGATTATATATATGCTATGTCGAATGGTGTAAATTTTAATGAAGATGGTACGCTACATAAAAAAATGATTGATGTTTGGTATAGAATGGGCACAAAAGATAGAGCTAGAGTCTCAAGTGACAATGTCAATACTAAAAATAATATTTATAAATTTAATGTAATAAAAGGTAGAAAATAAAATGTCGAAAACATATGATAATAGAATGACAGATGATAAGACATTTTGGGATGATTTTTTTGATGATGACGATGTTGAAATTATAGACCCAGCAAAAATGACTCACGAAGAAAGAAATGAGTTTATTGAGGGTATATATGAAGATTACAAAGTATTTGAAAAAGCTCACGATATACCACAAATGTCTAACTTCTCAAAAAAATATGGTCAGTTATTATCGGGATTGATTAAAAAATTTGGTCATTAAATGAGTATCTCTCCAGAATTTCTTAGAAAAATGGGTTATAAGTTTGCAAGAGCTATTTTAAGTTATGATAGTTTGCAGCCAGAAGAAAGATTATGGAGAGCAGTAGTAGTTAACGCAGTTGAAGACTGTCTTATAGTGCATTCTGATAGAAAATCTAGTTTAATAAAATGTAGATCACACAACTGGATTATGGATCACGATGCTTTTGAAACAGTTTGTGATTATGGTAAGTTAGACTGCGATACAATGAAAAGTTGTTATGTAGAAGCTGTAAAAAATAGAGTAGTCAAATTCTCTATGAAACAAATTGCCTGGTACAAATATGACAGATTGTACAAAAAAATGTTAGCTAGTGAAAGAACAAAAAGAAAATTATATAGAATAGAACTTAATAAAATGAGACCTGCTGTGGTTCAAAGTTCTACAGATTTTATAACCACTTTGTTTACTGAGGCTTTATCGAAAATTGTGTAGTAGGGTAAAGGGGAAAGGTAGAATGGTGTGTTAAACAACTTTACCCTACACAACACTTGTATCCTAAAAACTGTCATAATACAACATCTTTTTTCCATTTTCCCAAAATTTTCATATACCCAGCCCTTACAACTTTTTTTTAAAAATACACAGAACATAGCAAAAGTTTTAGGAAACTAGGAAAAATAGCAGAAAACATAGTATTACAGAGAAAAAGTTTTAGGAAAAAACTAGGAATTTTTCCCAAAAAGTAGGAAAAATAACAATAGACCTTAGTCCTTATGGGCAAAAAATACAATTTTTTTTTAAAAAAAAAGTTCTAAGTAAGAGGTATGTGTGTATAATAATAATATGCCAGCTAAAAAAAATACATTAAAGACTATTGATGACTTGACAGACAAGCAAAAAAAGTTTGTTGAAATACTTGTCAGTCAATGGGGTCAAATATCACAAGTAGAAGCTGCAATAAAAGCAGGTTATGGCTCAGAGGAAAAAAAAGATGCCACTATGGTTATGGCAAGTAAATTATTGAACCCAAATAGAAATCCACATGTTGCTAGATATTTAGAAATGAAACTTGCAGAGGAAACAGCGAAGTACGAAAAGGATAAATTAAGAAGATATAAAATATTTGATAGATTACGTGATGGAGCAGAACAAAAAGGGCAATACACAGGAGCTATCAATGCAGAATTTAGATCAGGTCAATTAGCAGGTCAATTTGTTGATAAAAAAGAAATATCTCATACCACATTAGAAGGAATGAGCAGAGAAAAACTAGAACAAAGACTAAAAGAACTTGAAAATAAAATTAATGATTCAAAAAATATAATAGATATTACACCAGAAAAAGTAGAATGAAAGAATCACAATTGTGGTCTTACCTTAACCAAGTTCAGAAGAAAGAAAAACATTGGCATTTTATTAGGATTGAATCTGCTACAGTCAACGGAATCCCTGATGTTAACTGTGTAATGAACGGAATAGAATTTTGGTTAGAATTAAAATGTAATGATGCTAAGAATTATGGGTTATCAAAGTTTCAAATTAATTGGCATCTCAAAAGATATAAAGCTGGAGGTAAAAGTTTTATTCTGCATCTGGCACCTAAGCAGAGAGAGCTCAAACTTCTCGTGATCCGTGAGCCGAGTTCCGTAATTCCCGTTTCCCGTTTAAAGATTAATGGCTCTATGGTCTCTATAGTTAAAGAGATCCTGGTTCTGGCTGGCGCGCGCTGCACGGAAGCCTGATTTTCCAGTTTCCCGTTTCCCGTTTTACCTTATATTTCTGGGTTTTTTTAATAGTCCTTAGACAGGATGGCCAGGCGCGTGCGGGAAATTTTCCCCGGGCAAATCGTCACAAAGCCTTGATTTCCGTGCTTTTTGGTCCCCATCTTTTTTTGTTGACAGCTGCGCGTGCTGCCGTTATCCTGAACCTGTGTTAAACAAAAAGGAGAAAGAACATGGAGAAAACAAAGAAAACAGGGCAGCAGTTGTTGCTGGAGATCTGCCAGCAGGAGGCAGCGTGGGTTGAAGCTGGGGGCTCTACCTGGGAAGAACTATTAGAACGCATCTTAGATGTTAATTACATAGTAGATTATAAAGGAGATTATCTTGGAGCACGTCTGTGCGTAGCAACAGGAGGTCCAGGCATTTGGATCAATACCAAGACTCAACAAGTGGAGGGGTACTGGTGGAATGATCGTGCTACCTGTGACTACAGAGAGGACGCTCAAGGTCTAGATGACTATTATGAAGAGTTATGGTACAATATAAAATGTAGGTAGAAAATGGGATTTTATATTTTTTTAGCGTTCATTATTTTGTTCTGCCCTCGATTGCTTGTGTGGTTGGGGGTGGTGCTTTTGTGTGTGGTGGTTTCTATGGTCTTCTAATTCCCGTTTCCCGTTTTTTACGGAAACGCACACTTTTATAATTATAGTCTAAGGAGCTGGCGCGCGCCGCGTGGCGAGTGGAAATCACGGAATGTCATTTCCCAAACCCCCGTTTTGTAAGGGTTTTGGTCCCCATCTTTTTCAGGTCCTGGATCTGGCTGCCTGGCCGATCCCCGGGACCTAATTTGCCGTTTGCCGTTTTTTACGGAAAAGCTGGAGTTACTGACTTTAGTCTAATGGGCTGGCAGCGCGTCGCCAGCTGACAACCGGGAAGTTCTGTACTAGGAGCTGATATAATTTTTTTCTTGCATTGTATATATAATAGTGTACAATAATATTTGTGTTAAACTTAAAAAGGAGAATAAAATGGGATTCGATTTATACGGATTAAATCCAAAATTAAAAAGCAAAGAACCTTCTATTAATTGGGAGGACAAACCTTCAAGCGAAGAAAAAAGACAATACTTTAAAGATAGAGAAAAATTTTTAAAGGAAAATGTTGGACATTATTTTAGAAATAATGTTTGGTGGTGGAGACCATTAGCAGATTATGTACTAAATTTAATGGGAGGCATTATTCCAAGTGATGAGCACGAATCTTGGCATCATAATGACGGACATAGAGTTGAAGAAGATGTTGCATTGAAAATTGCTGATAGGTTAGAGCAAGAGCTCAAGACATCAAGAGTTAGACAAATTCAAAAGCATTATGATGAAGTTAATAAGAAAGCGTCTGACCATAATAATAAGTTAAGAATAAAAATGAAAGAACTGCATCAGATAGTTATAGATAAGACAGGTGATGAAAATATTGCACCTGTCAGTTATCCAGAACCATTCAAAAGCCAATGGGACGACATTTATAAAATGCTAGACCATATGGCAAGCTATCCTTTTTCAGAGGAGAACGTAATAGACTTTATGCGTTTTTGTAGAGCTAGTGGTGGTTTTAAAATATGTTAGTTCTAGTTGAATTTATGGAGTTGCTCTTATATTTAGGAGCAACTCTTTTAATTGTATTTCTATTTAATTAATTTGCCGTTTGCCGTTTTTTAAGCAAAAAGAACTTCTTTATTATAGTTAGTTAAGAAGCTGGCACGGGCGCGCGCCTCGGGGACATCACGGAGGTGTGCGTCTGCCATTTTCCCATTTCCCATAGTTTCCCACATTTCCCATTTCCCTTCCCATAGAAAAGCGCCAGCAGCATCACTACCAGGGAAAGCAAAAAGCAGCATCACCAGGAACAACCATATAAAAAAATGTAAAAAAATATAAATTAATGCTTTTAATTTGTTAAAAAATTTTATATAATTTACTTGTGTTAAACATTTTACAAGGAAAGGAAAAAATTATGACACTAAAAAAACTAACTATAAAAGACTTAAATTTTCATAAAGAGTTAAGTGAAGAGCAAGAAAAACTCTTTATTGATTATGCAACTACTAAACAAAAAAGATTAGACGAAGAGAAGGTTGAAGGTTATCTAAAACCACAAGTTCTAAAATTATTTGAAGATAAAAAATCAAATACTATATTTTTTACTTCAAATAAATATATGGGAAGTGTTGCAACCTTAATTGTTAGGGAAAGTAAAAGAGATGAAAACGGCAATTTATTAAATGGTCGTATCGATAGTAAACTCTTAAAAGAAAAATATCCTAATATATGGAAAGAGTGTCTAGTCCCTAGTAAGTCTAAAGAAATTAAATTAGACATAAAGGTTAATGACTAATGAGTTTATTAGACAACATTAGAAACACTAATCTCACTACTATATCTAGTAGTGAGATTAACAATAGGGATTTTACACAACCTACTAATAATACTAATCCACAAATAAAACTTAATAATGCATTAGTAGCAAAAGTTTTAGAAGATATTATTGTAGAACATTGTAGTAAATTTAATAATCAACAATCTAATGAGTTAATGAGTGAAGTAAGTAATGCATTAAATCAAGTTAGATTATATATATTGAAAGGTTAAGGTTATGGATATTTTCACAGATATACTTAAAAAAGATAAACACTTTATACAAGCAATTAAAGACTTTGAAAAAATGGGCTTTATAAAGTTAACAAGTGAAGGCATAAAAATATTAGATAGAGAAGGAATTGCAAAGTATTTAGAAGACTTTGGTAATGTTCCTAATCATTATCCTAAAGAATTAAAAGAATAAGTTTACATAGTTAATTCTTTTTAATGCCTAGTTATTAATTTAACTAGGCATTTTTTTTGTTTCCCATCTAAAAAAAAGGCTCATTATCTATTCTAAAATCGATAATTAAAAACGTAGATTTTCCCAACCTACGGCTACTAGGTTCTTGCACGAACGCAAGCGTTAGACAAGAGATATACGTGTACTTCTTGCTCTTTTCTTATGGCTATTGTAGTATGCGATTATGACACTACAAAACCTACCTACTGAAAAACTAAGGCTCGAAGTAGAGAGGCTCATGATAAAAAGCATTCAGCTGGCTCAAGATAATTTTTTATTCTTTGTAAAAGAGATGTGGCCAGACTTCATTTATCGTAATACACCTGATAAAGACAAATGGGGACATCATCAAATAATAGCAAATGAGTTTACAAATATTGCTAAAGAAAAAAAAGGGAGGCTCATAATAAATATGCCTCCTAGGCATACGAAGTCTGAATTTGCATCTATTTATTTTCCTGCTTGGATCATAGGGAAGTTTCCTAAAATGAAAATTATGCAAGTGTCACACAACACAGAACTTGCAGTAAGGTTCGGTAGTAAGGTTCGTAATATTGTGGGCTCACCAGAATACAAACAAATATTTGGAGATGTGAAACTTCGTGAGGACTCCAAAGCAAAAGGTAGATGGGAAACAAATCATGGTGGAGAATATTATGCAGCTGGCGTCGGCGCAAGTATCACTGGTCGTGGTGCAGACTTACTGATTATTGATGACCCACACAC